TGGAGGGGGAGCTCCTGAAGAAGAAATAGAAGCAGCATATGATGAATATGAAACAAATTTATCTATAGCGGAAAGTGTATTATCTAAACATAGTACTGAATCTAGTTTTGATTCTTATAGGATCCCATTAAATAGAATATCAGGTGTTGATTTAATTCCTATTATTAATGAAATTAAAATAAATAAACCTTCTGTAGATCCTAAATTAGTTTCTTTAGCTAATGCTAAAAAAGATCTTAAACAAATAACAAATAAAGAAATATCACCTTTAAATTTAAAATTAGGTAAATATAATCTTAGTGGAAATGAACAGGGTGTAGAATTATCTTGGGAAGAAGGTTCAAAATTATTATCATCTACTACTAGACAAAATGTTTTAAAACTTTTTAATGACATACTGGGAGTAGAACCTATTAAAATGTATGTAGGGATAGTTCCTAGATATGAAAAAGCTGCTAAATCATTTTACATATATGGAGAATACAACAATATACCTTTAACCATAGCCAGAAAAGAAACTTCAGCCCCCGGAGCTGGCCAAACATTCTTAGTTTCCCCCACACTCAAAGGAAAATTCCATGACTATTCAGGGTATTATAATAAAAATGATAATGAAACCTTAAAACAAAAAATTATAAATGATTTTAATTTAGGTAACATTAATGAAATTAAAATAAATAACCCAACCACTCCAGAGAACATAATCTATCGTTCTATTAAACAAATGTACCCTGAAGCTACACGCGGCAATGCATTCAAAAAAGACACAATATTCTTATTCCCTAACCCTAAAGTCCTAAATAGAAACTCAATAATTATGGACCCCTCAGGAACATATGAAGTTTATTTAGGTAATGACATTCACGGTAGAAGATTTAAAAATGTAAATAACCTATTAAAATATGTAGAATCTAATCCGGTTGAACAAAATACAAACGAAATTAAAGTGAGTAAACCATTTGCAGAATTATTTTTAGAATCTTCTAATAAAGAAATTAAAACTACAATCAATAATAACTTAAAAGAATACACTAAGATATTATCTGAAAAATTACTCAACGAATACTCAGAAAAAACTATTGCAACTACTATTGAACGTTGGAAAAGTGAAAACCCAAAAGTTGATGATAACTTAGCTAAACAATTAATCCAACGTTTTGACCAAATCAAATCAGGATTAGCTCAAAAGTTAGAAATAGTTGTTTTACCTGATGAATTAAAACAAGGACAAAATTACCTTAACATAGACAAATATTCATTTGATGATATGGTTAAATTAATCAAATCATTACCTGAAAATCCTGATAAAGTTAAAAAAGATGCTGTTAATAAATTTGTTCAACAAGGTGAAGTAGATAAATCTACTGCTCAATCATATGTTGCTCGTTTTATGAGCAATAAAAATGGATTAAAATATGCAGTTGAGAATGGTACTGAAAATGGGCAATTTACAAAAGAAGAAGTTTTAAATTTTATACCTAAAAAATTATTATCTAATAATGCTTATCTAGACCCTAGAGTTTGGCCATGGCCCGCATTTGAACAAATATTAGACGCTTTATTCCCTTCACAAAGAAAAGAAGAAGATGGGGGAGAAAATTTAGCATCAACTAATGCAGATAAAATATATGACAAAGATGGAATTGAAATCTACAAAGGAGATGATGTTGAAAAATGTATATCTTATAACCCTGTAAATCCTGATACAAAAAGAAAAAAATACGGATGGTGTGTAACTCAAACTAGAAACACTATGTATGATACATACCGATTTAAAGAACAAGCCCCTACATTTTATTTTGTATTCAACAGATCCAAAAATTCATCTCCAGAACATTATCCATTTAAAGATAAATGGCATGCTTTTGTAATTCAAGTTTTAGCTGATGGGGATTCATATATAGTAACTAGTGCTGATAATGATAGGGATAATTTTTCTCCTAATGGAGCTCCATGGGAAAAAATTCAAACTGTAGTTGATGCTGACACATGGGCTAAAATTAAAGGATTAAAAGATTATTTTAAACCTATTGAACTTTCAAAACTTGAACGTAGTAGAAAACTTGTTTCTGGAAAAAATTTATCTTTAAATGAATTTAAAGAATTATCTGAAGATGAAAAAATTCAATATGTTATAGGTAAAGCATCTCAAAATAAACTTGCTCCTGATATTTTAGAAATATTACCTCAATATAAATTAACTTACGAAGGTAGATCTACAACTTTAGCTAATATAGCTATTGATGCTAGGCAGAAATTTCCATATGCTGCTTTAAAAAATAGTGAAGCTTTAGCTAAACGTTACGCTGTTGTTAGTTCTAGATATTACCCTAATGATCCATTACCATTACCATTTATAAAATATTTAGATGAAGGTGCTAAACAAAAATATTTAGAGAAATATGATGATAATTTAACTTTTGAATATATTGAAAAATATTTTGGAGATAAAGTAGCAGAAAAGTATGTTGAAACACAATTAAAAACTTTAAATTATTTACCTAAATCCGCTATTAAGTATATTAAAAATGATAAACTTAAACAATTGTTTGATATATACTCCAAATTATTTGATACCTGGGAATTTGGCTCCCAAACAAATATAGGCGATGAAGCACTAGAGAACTCAGCAAATATGCCTGAACAAGAAATCAATACAGTACCATTCAGCCAAAAACAATGGAATGATTTATCATCAACTGGAAGAAAAGCAATTATTGATTTAGCAGAGAAATTTAATAAAAATCTTCAATACCAAACATTATTGTGGGCTTTACCTTTCCTAATTAAAGATGGAGGCAAAACATATGTTTTACTACCTAAATCAACAAAAGATTACCAATACGATTCTTGGGCATTAGTTGATGAATCTGGAAAAGTAGTAAAAGACAACATTTCCGGGGATTCAGAGCTAGGAGGTCAACCACTTTATTTAGGTTACCCATCTGAAGATGATGACTTTAACAGAATATATAATCTTAAAGACTTAAAAATAGAATAATGAAACTAATTGACATATTAAGCGAAGCTGAATCAAACAAATGTCCTATTCCAACTCAAAACATAGAGTTAAATTTACAAAATAGGCAAAAAGCAATTAATGAATACGGATATGGCCCATTAAACCCAAATGAACCAAATGAAAAATTTTGGCAAGCCAAAGCAGACATGTGGCAACTCGATTCAGTAGAAGAAGCTAAAACTTCACGTTGTGGTAATTGTGCGGCATTTGATGTTACAACTAAAACTTTAGATTGCATAGCTACAGGAATAGGTGATGATGAAGGTACAGAAGATCCATTTGATGTTATTAAAGCTGGAAAATTAGGATATTGTAGAATGCTTAAATTTAAATGTGCTGCTGCTCGGACTTGTGATGCTTGGGTTGTTGGTGGCCCTATTACAGATGACAAAGCCGTATAAAGATATAGAAGTTACAGACAAATATATTATTCGTGAATTTAACGAAAATATAGACCCAATTGAACTGTTATGGCATCGTGATGATGAAGATAGAACAGTAGAAATACTTGGAGAAACAAATTGGAGAGTACAACTTGATAACGAGTTACCAACCTCACTAAATCAACCAATATTTATAAAACGTCACCAATGGCATCGTGTTATTAAAGGTGATGGTAATTTAAGATTAAAAATACACAAACCATGAAATTAAATAGTTTAAGACAATTAATAAAAGAAGAACTTAAACGTGCTTTAAACGAAAATATGTTTAAAGTTGGGGAAGTTGTTAAATACATGGGTGAAGACCATAAAGTAACAGATGATGATGGTTTTATAGTTACTTTAACTACAACAAGAGGAAACGGAAAAAAAGAAAATACTGTTAGTCTTAACTATAAACAAGCAAAAGAAAAAGTTCGTAGAGCTACAGACTTCATGAATGAAGAATCATTTTTAAACGAAAATATTACTTTAAGAGATCTAACATTATCTGATCTTGAATCAGTTGCATCCCCTATCAAGATGACTGGGATAAATCAATTAAATGCAAATCTTCCTTATCCAAATGATAGTATGGTTAGGATTGATCTTAATTCACAATATGCTCAAAACAATTTAGATCTTTATAAAGATGAACTAGCTAAAAAACTCGGAGAAAAAATCCTAGATGCCCCAATTATTCTAGACCCATCAAAAGAATGGTCTAGTAAAGTTGTTATAGATGATGAATCTTTTAGAGATGCTAAAGAACAAGCTTTATCAACTAAAAGATCTTGGTTAAAAGGCGAACGAAAAAGTGGTAGAACATCTGGTTTAGATGAGTTAAAGAAAGAACTTAATGAAATTATAGATGATATTCTTGAAGAAACCCAACTAAATGAACTAACAGCAGGCAGTATCTCAGTAGATGATACATTTACTTTAAATGGAGATTTAGGCCCATTTAAAAGTGGAGATAAAGTTAGAGTTACCGATAAAAGAATGTTTGGCTCCCAAATACACATCTACTTATCAGACGACCAAGGAAACACAGATGATTTTATTATAGATGCTGAAGATGAACTTTAATGAGATCTTTAAGTTTATTACATATAACTAAAAACTTACTCCTAGAACAAGAGGAACAACCCACTCCAGAAGAAACACCTGAAGAAACCCCTGAAGAGACAACTCCAGAGGAACAACCCCAAGAGAAACCAGAAGACAACCCAGAACTTCCTAATAGAACTATTTCTAAACAGGAAGCCGCCCAAGTAATTAAAAATACTAAAGGTAAATACTTTACAGTATCATTTACTAAAAAGGATGGCACAAATAGAGTAATGAATGCTCGTTTAGGTGTAAAAGTATATCTTAAAGGAGGAACATTACCTTATAATCCTGATGAAAAAGGGTTAATTCCCGTATTTGATGCTAAAACTAAAGGGTATAGAATGGTAAACATCAATACTATTAATAAGTTAGTAATTGGTGGAATTGAATATGATGTAAAATAAAACTTGGTTATTTAAATTTAATTTCTTATATTTAAGAAAAATAAAGGTCATGAATATATTTTACATTAATGAAAACCCGATTATAGCAGCTCGTGAGTTAGCTGATGATCATATTAGAAAAATGCAGATTGAAAGTGCACAAATGTGTAGTACTGCCCATTGGGTGAATGGTTCAACAGCACCCTATAAACAATCTCATACTAATCACCCATCATCAAAATGGGTAAGAGAATCTATCCAACATTACAGATGGTTGGTTAAACATGGGTTAGAAATATGTGATGAATTTGAAAAAAGATATGGTAAAAAACATAAAACAAAAGATGTACTTGAATGGTTACAAGTTAACGAACCTAGTATCCCTGATAATGGATTTGTCAATCCTCCTCAGTGTATGCCTGATCAATTTAAATTAGAGGATACTATAGAAGCATATAAAAATTTTTATATTAACGATAAAGTAGCAATTAAAAAATTAGATTGGAAAAAGTTAAATAATAAACCAAAATGGATAAACGAATAGTAATAGTAGGAGCTGGAGTAGCAGGCGTAAATGCTGCAACAAAATTAGTTGACAATGGATACCCTGGAAAACTTATCACAATAATTGATATGGGTAAAGATCCATACAATCGTAAACCTGAGGAAGTAATGACAGGTTTTTTAGGTGCTGGAGGTTGGTCTGATGGTAAATTAACATACCATACAGCAATTGGAGGTCAATTATCTAAATATTGTGGTGAAGAAAAAGCAATGGAATTGATGGATCAAGTAATTACCAATTTCAAACGTTTCCACCCTAAACCTGAAGAAGTACAATGTTCAAATCCTGAATCTGAACCTGATTTTATTAAACCATATTTTGGCTTACGTTTATTTCCTGTATGGCACGTAGGAACAGATTATCTATCTGAAATTGCTAAAAATTGGTATGATTATTTAGTTGAAAAAGGCGTTAAATTTTTATGGGAATGTAAAGTAACAAGCATTGAATTTGATAAAAAACATTTAACCATAAATAACTTAAATTATCCTGAATTAGGACCTGGAGGGGCTATATATGATGAACTTATATTTGCAGTAGGTAAATCAGGTATCGATTTTGCTCAAAAATTAGCCCAAGAATATGAACTCCCAGATGAGCCTAAATCAGTACAAATTGGAGTTCGATTTGAAGCACCACAAGAACACTTCCAAAAACTAATCGATATTTCATATGACTTTAAGTTATATAGAAAATTTGACGATGAAGGTGTTTCATTGCGCTCATTTTGTACAAACAATAATGCTGCCTATGTTGCTGTAGAAGAAACATATGGTGATCATTCATATAATGGACACGCTAAAAAAGATGAAGCATATAGAAATAATATGACTAACTTTGGTATCTTGATGGAAATTAATGGTATTGAAGATCCATTTACTTGGTCACGTGATGTAGTTTCTAAAATACAATATTCATCCCCTTTTCCAATAGACTTAGATTCCCCTAACGGTATTAGAACTGGATTATATTATAGCCCATCTCGTCAACCATCAACTACATCTGAAGGTAATAGGGTAAGCACACAACAAATCAGTTTAGATACTCTAACTCATGTTGTAGAACCTGCAATGGAAGGTTATTTTAAATATGTTATGGATTTTATTATGGATATGAAAAAAGTATTCCCAACATTAGGAGATGATTGGGGAATTTATATACCTGAAGTAAAATATCTATCACCTGAGGTTAAAGTAGATTATAAAAATCTTAGTTTGATCAATTACCCTAACGTACATTTCGTAGGTGATGCTTTAAGCGCACGTGGTATTACAGTATCAGGAGCACAAGCAATTTATGTAGCAGAAAATTTAATTAATAAATAAAATAGTTATGTCAAATACTCAAACCAAAAAATTAGTTTCCGCTGATGGAACAATAGTTTACCATTTAGATGGCAAAATGCATAACCTAGAAGGTCCTGCTTACATTCCTGAAGGTGACATGAAGAAAAAAGAATATTATATTAATGGTATAAAATACTCTGAACCGGAATGGAAGACAGCTAAGAAAGGCGGAGATGGATTACCATGGTACAAATCAGGAGGTGCTAAAGCTAGATTTTAATTATGAAAATAGGATTTTGTGGAACAATGTCTGTAGGTAAAACTACATTAGTTAATGCTTTAAAGGAATTATCTGAATTTAAAGATTATACATTTGCAACTGAACGCTCAAAGTATTTACGTGACTTAGGTATACCATTAAATACAGATTCAACTATTAAAGGCCAAATGGTGTTTTTAGCTGAACGTGCTAGTGAATTAATGTATGAAAACATTGTAACAGATCGCACTGTAATTGATGTTATGGCTTTTACTAGAGCAGCTAAATCAATCCCATATTTTGTATCTGATCAATTTGAAGAATTAGCACTTAATCTAATTAAAGAATATAACTATATATTTTATGTTTCACCTGAAGGTGTAGATATAGAAGATAATGGTGTTAGAACAATTGACCCTAAATATAGAATGGAAATTGATGGAAATATTAGGCGATTATTAGATAAATATCCCCATAAGTTTACTAGATTACATTATATTTCTGGTACTACCGAGGAAAGAATACAACAAATTAAACAAGTAATAAATTTTCAATATTTATAACTAAAAACTAAATAATGAAAAAATCTAGATTACTTGAAATTATACGTGAAGAAATTACTGGAGCTTTAAATGAACTAGAAAAAGGGGAAGTTGAAGTCCCTAAAGGAACCCCAGCATCTACTGTTAAATACCATACTGATAAAGGATTCGATGTTAAATTTGTAGACCCGGCAACGGGTAAAATGACACAAAAAGAATCTGAACTTGAAGAAGGCCAATTAGATGAAGACATGCTTACAGAAGCACCATTCATTGGAGGATCTTTAGATTTTGCTTATATTGATGGTAAATTAGAAAAAGGCATTTTAGGAAAAGCTATTGCAGACGCTACTAAAGCTATTGAATCATCATTCCCTGAAGTCAACCCGGATGCAGCCACTAAAATTATCACTGGTACCAAAAGTAGAACATCTGAAAAAACTCCTAGTGCAGTTAAAGATGCTTTAAAAAATATAGATGATGTTATTAAAGCCCAAGCTGATACTTTTGCAGATGAAAGATTCCTTCAGGACAAATCAAAAAGCAAAGAATTTTCAACAGATGAACAAGTTGCTATAAGTAATTATATTGAAAAAGCAACAATTCCTGATAAAAAAACGGGTGATGTAAAAAGGTATGTTGAAAAATTAGGCTTCCCCCAAACACTAAGAGCAGTTGAAAAAACCCTTTCAGGTGAGGACCCAACAAATGTAGAACCAAAAACAACATCAGCTAAACCAAAAAGTACTGCTTCAAGTAAAGCAGAAGAACCTAAAAAAGCTACTTTAACTAAAGGAGATGATGGATTTGATGATGTAAATTATTCTAAACCTGAAACAAAATCTAAAGCTTCTAAAGCTAAAGATAGTGATGAGGATAAAGCAACTAAAGCCGCTAAATCTGGTTCAAAATTAGAAAAAATGTCAAATGATAAAGATGCTCTTTTAAAAGCTCTTAAAAAAGCTGAAGAAGAAAGATTAAAAATAGCCCAAAAACGTAAAGACACTGAAGATGAAGGCGAAAAAGCAAAATTATTTGATGAGCTTAAAAAGATTAATAAATTAGAAGGCGAACTCCAGAAAAAAATTGATAAATTAGGATACTAATCCATGAGAATTAAAACTATAAAATTTAATGTATCGCATCTAATTATGGGTGCGATCATTTTACTCCTATTGATTTTTTTATTTTTACGTCCTGAAACTGTTGATCTTTCAAAATACGATAAACAAAAACAAGAAATAGATAGTTTAAATCGTACTTTAATTGATCTAGAAAAGAAACAAGTTGAATTAGATAATTCAATTTTACAACACCAAGTTAAAATAGATTCATTAAACAACGAAATTAATACAACAAACCAAGAAATAATTGATATACGTGTTCGCTATGATAAAAAACTTAAAGATATTAGTACCTACACTCCTTCTCAGCTTAACGACTTTTTCTCAGAAAGATACTAGTAAAATTTGTTTTGATTACAAAACTGCTCAAAAAATAGCTGTTGATCTAGTTAAAGGAGATGCAGCAATAGAAGAGTTAGGTAAAACTCAAAAATTGGTTACTCAACTAAATGAAAAAATAGTTGAAAAAGATAGCATTATATCTGATTATAAAGTAAAAGATAGTGTGTGTATTGAGCAAAATAAAACTCATTATGACATACAATTAAAACAAACTAATATAATCACAGGTCTTGAAAAGGATGTAACTACTTTAACAACTCAAAATAATAATTTAAAGAAAGGACTTAAATGGGTTAGTGGGGGATTTTTAGGATCTTTAGTAGCCCTAATTACCTTACTTTCAATTAAATAGTTTTATGAGTCAAGATATAAAACAAATAATACGCCAAGAATACATTAAATGCGCCCAAGACCCAGCGCATTTTATGCGTAAATATTGTTTTATTCAACATCCACAGCGTGGACGAATTCAATTTAATCTTTACCCATTTCAAGAAAAAGTACTCCATTTATGGAGAGATAACCCATATTCTATAGTACTTAAATCTAGACAGCTAGGTATATCAACATTAGGTGCTGGTTATGCTTTATGGTTAATGACTTTTCACCAAGATAAAAACGTACTTTGTATAGCTACAAAACAAGACACAGCTAAAAATATGGTTACAAAGGTAAAATTCATGTATGAAAATTTACCATCTTGGCTTAAAATAACATCTGAGGAAAACAATAAATTAACCCTCCGACTGATAAACGGCTCCCAAATAAAAGCAACTTCAGCATCAAGTGATGCAGGTCGATCAGAAGCAGTATCATTATTGTTAATAGATGAGGCTGCATTCATTGAAAACATCGGTGAAATATGGGCATCAGCGCAACAGACATTAGCAACAGGTGGTGGATGTATTGCGTTATCTACTCCTTATGGTACTGGTAATTGGTTTCATCAAACATGGGTTAGAGCAGAAAATCAAGAAAATGACTTTCTCCCTATTAGATTACCTTGGATGGTTCACCCTGAACGAGATCAATCATGGAGAGATAGACAAGATGAATTATTGGGTGACCCTAGATTAGCAGCCCAAGAATGTGATTGTGACTTTAGTACATCTGGTGATGTTGTTTTTTATCCTGAATTCTTAGAATTTTATGAAAAAACATATATTAAAGAACCATTAGAACGTAGAGGGGTAGATCGAAACTTATGGATATGGGAACCGGCTGATTATACTAGATCATATATGGTAATAGCCGATGTTGCTCGAGGTGATGGAAAAGATTATTCTGCATTTCATATTATAGATACTGAAACTAATACGCAAGTAGGTGAATATAAAGGACAAATTGGTACTAAAGAATTTGGCCATTTATTATTTGGTATAGCAACAGAATATAATAATGCATTATTAATTGTTGAAAACGCAAATATTGGATGGGCTACTCTTCAAACACTTATCGAAAGAAATTACCCCAACTTATATTACTCACCTAAAAGTGGCGAAATAACAGCCAATACTTACTTCTCAGAATATGCTGATACAAGTAAAATGGTTGCTGGTTTTACAATGTCTACTAGGACTAGACCTCTTTGTATAGGTAAATTTCAAGAGGCATTATCTGATAGAGGTGTGACAATACAATCTAAACGTTTAATTGAAGAAATGAAAGTATTCGTTTGGAAACATGGTAGAGCAGAAGCTCAACAAGGTTATAATGATGATTTAGTAATGTCTTTTTCTATAGGCCAATTCATGAGAGATACTTCACTTAAGTTTAAACAACATGGAATAGACTTAACTAAAAGTATGCTTCAAAGTATGTCAACTACAAAACAAAATTTTGCTGGAGGATATTCAACCCAAGGAACACAAGATAATCCTTGGAAAATAGACAATCCATATGGAGGAGAAGAAGATATTCGTTGGCTCCTTTAATATTTATTAGTATATTATAAAATATGGCAAATAAAGACTTATTCTCTAGATTAAAACGATTATTTTCAACTGACGTTGTAATTCGTAATCAAGGAGGAACACAACTTAAGGTTATGGATGTTAACCAAATCCAACAATCTGGTGAACTCCAAACAAACTCATTAGTTGATAGATTCAACCGAATATATACTAACTCAGCTACATCATTATACGGCTACCAAAACTCATTTAACTACCAAACATTACGCCCTACTCTATATTCAGAGTATGATGCTATGGATACAGATGCTATTATTGCTTCTGCTCTTGATATTATAGCTGATGAAAGTACATTAAAAAACGATATGGGAGAAGTACTTCAAATTCGTAGCTCGGATGAAGATGTACAAAAAATACTATATAATCTATTTTACGATGTATTAAATATTGAATTTAATTTATGGCCTTGGATTCGCAATATGTGTAAATATGGTGATTTCTTCCTTAAATTAGAAATTGCTGAAAAATATGGTGTATATAATGTTATCCCTTACACTGCATACCATATCGAAAGACAAGAAGGATATGACAGAGATAACCCAGCATCTGTAAGATTTAGATTTGACCCAGACGGAATATCAGCTTCAAGTTACGGATATTTTGATGTACCTAATTCAGCACAACAAGGGACATCAATTATATTTGACAATTATGAAATGGCACATTTTCGTTTATTAACGGATACTAACTTTTTACCTTATGGTAGATCGTATTTAGAGCCTGCTCGTAAATTGTTTAAACAATATACATTAATGGAAGATGCGATGTTAATTCATCGTATTGTTAGAGCGCCTGAAAAACGTATATTTTACGTTAACGTTGGAAACATTGCTCCTGCCGAAGTAGAAAACTTTATGCAGAAAACAATTTCTAAAATGAAACGTACTCCTTATATTGACCAACAAACAGGTGAATATAACTTAAAGTACAACATGCAAAACTTACTTGAAGATTTTTATATTCCTATTCGAGGTAATGACCAAGCAACTAAAATTGATACACTTCAAGGTTTACAATATGATGGTATTACTGATGTAATATATTTAAGAGATAAATTATTTGCTGCCCTTAAAGTACCTAAAGCGTTTTTAGGGTATGAGAAAGATTTAACAGGTAAAGCAACACTAGCAGCAGAAGACATTAGATTTGCCCGCACTATTGATAGAATCCAACGTATTATCCTATCAGAATTAAACAAAATAGCATTAGTTCATTTATATACTCAAGGTTACACAGCTGAAAGTTTAACTAATTTTGAATTATCATTAACTACTCCTTCTATTATCTACGACCAAGAAAGAATAGCATTAATGAAAGAAAAAGTAGATTTAGCTAACCAAATGTTAGAAAGTAAACTCCTACCTTCAAATTGGATATATGAAAACATATTCCACCTAAGCGAAGACCAGTACGATGAATATAGAGATTTGGTTAGGGAAGATGCTAAACGTAAGTTCAGATTAACCCAAATCGAATCAGAAGGAAATGACCCAGTAGAAACAGGCCAATCTTATGGTACACCACATGATTTAGCTGCTTTGTACGGCAGAGAAAGATATGAGAATAAAGATGATGTTCCTTTTGGATACGATGAAACAAACCCTTTAGGAAGACCTAAAGAAAAAAACACAGATCGAAATACTCAAGATAGTGCTTTTGGAAAAGACAGAATAGGATCTATGGGAATGAAAAAAGATAATAATGTTTCTCACTCAATAAAACCTAATTATAAAGGTGGATCCCCACTAGCGCTTGAAACAAAAGGTTTATCTTTAGCCCAATCAGCAATGCTAGAAAAAATCCCAATTACCCGAAAACAACTGGTATTTGAATCAGATAAGCAAAAAGAATCACTATTAGATGAAAACCAAATACGCGAGTAACAAATCTTAACATATTTATAAATAAATCATTATCCAGAATGAAAATTAAACATTCGAAGTATAAAAATCCTGGTATCCTTTTTGAGTTGCTTGTTAGGCAAATTACAGCTGATACTTTAGAAGGGAAGGATTCTCCAATTAAAGAATTACTTAAAAAGTATTTTGTTAAAACGGAACTAGGAAAAGAGTTTAGGTTATATGAGACACTTTTAAAAAAAACTAGTTTGACAGAGTCTAAAGCTAATGTGGTTATTGATACCCTTCTTGGATCTTCTAAAACTCTTAATAGAAAATCAATAAAAAAACAAAAGTATAACTTAATTAATGAGATTCAAAAGCATTATGATTTAAATGAATTTTTTAATCATAAACTCCCTAATTATAAAGTATATGCTGCATTTTATACCTTAGTAGAGACATATAATACTGCAATAGGTGCTAACCCTGAAAACATCATAAACAATAAAATTACTATTTTAGAACATTTAACTGCAGCCCCTATATCAGAAGAAAAAATTAAGGATGAGGTATTAGAAGAATTTAAAAAATCGGATAAAGATACTAGGATTTTAACTTATCGTATTGTGTTAGAAAATTTTAATAACAAATATGAAGATTTAAATTCACATCAAAAATTAATTTTAAAAGAATTAATTAATTCTATAGATAATACTCCTCGTTTAAAAGAATTTTATACTTTTAAACTAAATGAAGTTAAAAATCAATTAGAAGCTTTAAATGATAGAACTAAAGACCCTGTAACTAAAATTAAATTAACAGAAGTAATATCTTTGATTAAACCAATAGATAAAAACTATAAAGTTACAGACGATGATCTAGTTAATTTGTTACAATATTGTGATTTATTAACAGAATTAGAAGTAGCAAATGCATAATAAGGTAAAACATATTGTACAAGAAACTATTAAAAAAATAAAAGAAGCTTCATCAACTGGAGGTGGAGGTGCTAGTATGACTCCTGGAACTGGCCCACAATACGGAGCTAAATATGCATATAAACTAACAGGTTATAAACCTGTTGATGAATCTGGTGCAAATTTAGGTCCTGGCCCTAAAGCTGGTCTTAAAGGGGTAGAAGATAATTATTACGTTAAAGCTTGGAAATATAAATTAGTACCTGATAAAATTAAAGGTTCTGGTTTAGAAGTAAAAAAATTATTCGAAGAAGACACAACAGATAAATTTCAACAAGAACGTATAGATGCTTTTAAAACAGTAGAAGATGAATTAAACTCACTTTCCCCACTAATTTCAAACGCTAAAAATCAAACAATTGAATTTTACTCAGAAAACCCAGGATCAAGTGAGGTAATTATATCAACAGATTTAATTTTAGAATATATACAAGACATAAAAAAATTATTAAAAGGAGAAGAAAATGAAAACCCTTAATGAACAATACAAATTAATTAAAGAAGGAAAAGGACATAAAGGTATGTTCTTAAATGATGCTAAACGTCAATTCCCTAACTATGTTCGTAATGCTGCTACATTTGATGAAGCAACAAATATCCTTAAGCAAAAAGGAGTTATTAATGAGAATATAGTAGGTATTACTCCTATTAATAAAATTGAATCTAAAAAAGAATCATACGAACTTGCATTTGAAAAATTCTTAGAAGAAGCAAAAGATCCTCAAA